AAAAATATTTAGATATAGATAATTCTAACCATTTATTTGCTGATTTATCAATAGCAACAGCTTCTTCAATAAACGATTTAAGAAGAGCATTTAGATTACAAGAATGGCTAGAAAGAAATGCAAGAGGTGGTGCTAGATATATAGAAATTATAACAGCTCATTTTGGCGTTAGATCATCAGACGCTAGATTACAAAGGCCAGAATTCCTTGGAGGGTCATCAACACCCATTACCATAAGTGAAGTTTTGCAAACGTCAAATACAGCAGGCGCAACTGGATCCGACGCTACCCCTCAAGGTAATATGGCCGGACACGGAGTATCAGTAGGTTCATCAAATTATGTTTCATACAGAGCTGAAGAACACGGTTACATTATAGGTATCATGTCAGTCATGCCCAAAACTGCTTATCAACAAGGAGTACCAAAACATTGGAAAAAACTTGACAAATTCGATTACTATTGGCCAAGCTTTGCAAATATTGGAGAACAGCCAATTTATAACGAGGAAATTTATCACGAAAACAACCCAACTGACGCAGAAGTATTTGGATATACACCAAGATACGCAGAGTACAAATATATTCCTTCTACTGTTCACGGAGAATTTAGAGATACTTTAAAATTTTGGCATATGGGTAGAATATTTGCTAATAAACCAACATTAAACCAAGACTTTATAGAATGCGATGCTTCAGAAATAGACAGAGTATTTAACGTACCATCAGGAGAAGAACATTTATATGTGTATTTACACAACGAAGTAAAAGCAACAAGATTAATGCCATACTTCGGAACACCAACAATTTAGAAATCATGGGATACAGAAAATCAAAACGAATTAGAAGAAAAGGCATGGCTTTCAAAAGAAGAGCCCGAATGCAAAAAAAGAAATCTAGAAAATATAACTCATATAGAGTAGCTAGAGGAGGTATTAGATTATAAGTAGGTCTGGGGACCTGCTTGGTCCCCCCTACACTAAAAACCATCATTATGCAGTGTTTCACACCATTTAGAGTTCGAAATAAATCGAAAGATTATAAAAATCAGAACTTAATGGTCAATGTACCATGCGGTAAATGTCTTGCATGTAAAAAACGCCGTGCTTCACACTGGAGTTTTAGGCTAAACGAAGAAGCAAAGACTTCTTCATCAGCATGCTTTATAACATTAACATACGAAAAGGCCCCAATTTCAGAAAATGGCTTTCAAACCCTTGTAAAAAAGGATTATCAACTTTTTCTTAAAAGACTAAGAAAAAAATGTCCTACTAATAAACTTAAATATTACGCTTGTGGAGAATATGGAACCAATACACACCGCCCTCATTATCATGCTATTTTATTCAATCTGCCTAAATCTCTTATTGAGCGTCCTCAGGTCATTGCTGACACTTGGACTAAAGGTCATATTCACATTGCTAACAATAATCAACTTACTATTAATTACGTGGTTGGTTATATAACCAAATCAAACTTTCAAAGGTTTAACACCCACGACGACAGATTACCAGAATTCTCTTTAATGTCAAAAGGCATGGGTCTTGGATATCTATCCAACGCCATGAAAAAATATTATAAAGACAGAGAAATCTTTTGTATAGTTAGAGAATCAGGACAAATTATATCAATGCCTAGATATTACAAAGAAAAAATTTTTGATAAATCAGAGCTTAAAAAAATGTATAAAAAATATATCGAAGAACAAGAAACAAACTTCGAAGAAATGTTTAACTCAGGAAAAGACGAGCATGAACATTATAAAAATATTATCAGACGAGATAATAAACAGCAAATGCTAAAACGATTAAAAATTTAACACTTATGAAATTTAAAAACGCTTACACAAAAAACAAATGGAAAGGAAAAAAAATGGATCAGACTGTTAACACAATACCTGATCAAAATTTATCCATTAGACAATTACTAGACAGACACTCCAGAGGTTTACCTCTTGGTGCATCACAAAACCAGGGAGAGTATTTCGACACCGAAATTCCCCGATTCGACGATCTAGTCGACATGATGGAACATAAAAAACAATTAGTTAAAGAACATGAAGCTTTAACTAAAAAAATTGAAGCTGAGCAAAAAGCTCAAGCTGAAAAACAAAAAGCTACTGCCGAAGCCGTAGAAGTAGCTAAAACAAACCCTATAAAAAGTGCTGAATCTTGATTCGGCATTTTTATTGGGTAAAACTGCGATGATAATCGCTAGCACTAATATCATACTTGATATATTAGTGCTAATTGACACCAATAACCCGCAAACGACCATAAAAACGAAAACGCAGTGAAAGTATAATAGGGGAGGCAAAGGAAAAAACGTGTCAAAAAAAACTAACAAAATCATAAAGATTTGGAAAGTAAAAAAAAATTACTATATTGCATAAACAAAGAGGTATCTACCTCTGTTTAACATATTATAAATTATAGTTCAACTTAAAATTAACACTTATGGAAACAAAAAATTTCAAAACTGAAGAAGAAAAAAAACATGATGAATCAATACGAAAAATCGTATTACAACACTGTGTGGCTTGCCACCAACAACTCGATCTCTTACAACTTAGGCTTATCAACTTTGATGATCTGGTTAAAGGAGTTCAAGATACAATTCAGTTAACAAACAAACAACTTTCGGAATTAAATTTCGAAAAAGCAGGAGTAACAATACCAACAAAACTTAAAAAAGTATAATGTCAGGATTACTAGGATTAATTGGCGCAGTAGGCTCATCACTTATTTCAAATCAAGGTGCAAAACGTAGACAACAAACTGCAGACGCTCAAAATGTAAAATTTTGGAAAATGCAAAATGCTTACAACACACCAAAACAACAGATGCAAAGACTACAAGACGCCGGATTAAATCCTAATCTTATATACGGATCTAGTGCTAACACAGGAGTCGCCGGATCCGTATCTCCTTCTAAACCTGCACCATACAATGTGCAAAACCCTGTACCATCAATGATGCAAACAGCATTATTATCATCTCAAATAGATTTACAAAAATCTCAAGCAGAAAAAAACAGAGCTGATGCTAATCAGACAAATGAATTATTAGGAGGAAAAAAAACAAATTTAGAATTAAGAAATGAAATTCAATCAATTAAAAACGAAATAGCTGGTAAAACAAAAGCTCAGCAAATAAATATCATTAAACAATCATCATTACAAGCAGATTTTAACACAAAAATTAAAGAAATGGATCAACAATTTGCTTTAGAAGGTTTCGTAAAAGGAAACCCAATTGGTACAATATTCGCCCAGTTAGGTATTAACGGAGGTGGAGAAGAAAACCAATTTTTAAGAAGAGCATTAATAGCTGGACTATTAGGCTCACAAGTTATAAACAATTTATCAGGACCATTAACCAAAATAATAAAAGGAATAAAAAATTAATTATGAGTATATTCAGTAAAGTGGCTATGCCACGACCACAAACAAACACATTTGACCTATCACACGATAGAAAATTCTCTGGAAAAATCGGAGAATTAATGCCTATTTCCGTAATGGAAGTAGTACCAGGAGATAAATTCGATATTAAGGCAACTAATCTTACAAGATTTGCACCGCTTATTACACCAATCATGCACAAAGCAAGTGTTTATTGTCACTTTTTCTTTGTGCCAAACAGAATATTATGGCCAAACTGGGAAAACTTTATATCAGGTGGAGAAGATGGTCTTGCAGACCCAACATTTCCTACTGTAAATTTAAACGCATCAACTCAATACGGGATTCAAACATTAGCAGATTACTTAGGATTACCAACAGGTAAAATAATACAAAACGTATCAGCTCTACCTTTTGCCGCTTATCAGAAAATTTATCAAGATTATTATAGAGACGAAAATTTAATAACTAAAACAGATGTTATTTTATCTGATGGAACACAATCAAATACAGATACAATTGAACTTACTTCAATGAAAAAAAGAGCATGGCAACATGATTATTTTACTTCTGCTTTACCTTGGACACAAAGAGGTCCTGAAGCTACAATTCCATTAGGAACAGAAGCACCTATTATATGGCAAAATGATCCAAACCATTCTACATATGTTAAAGATAATTCTACAGGTCAACCTATTGGCTCATTCACATTTGATGGTGTTTCAGCATTAAAATCGTCTCATACTGGTGCATTAAATGCTGATTTACCTCAACAAAAATATTTAGATATAGATAATTCTAACCATTTATTTGCTGATTTATCAATAGCAACAGCTTCTTCAATAAACGATTTAAGAAGAGCATTTAGATTACAAGAATGGCTAGAAAGAAATGCAAGAGGAGGTGCTAGATATATAGAAATTATAACAGCTCATTTTGGCGTTAGATCATCAGACGCTAGATTACAAAGGCCAGAAT